TCTAATGCTGAAGATCTGGGGGAGTGGTTTGATGTTGTTGGACATGGAGATCATTCATGGCACTATGTTGATGAAGATTTCTCCCGTTGGGATTCATCCATAATAAGGTTCGGGCTCATGCTCCTTATATGGCTCTATCGTCGTTTCGGCCTGAATGAATACGCCATAGAGCTGGTTGTTGCCGATGTCAGAAAACGCGGCATCACCGCCTTTGGCATAGTTTATACTGTTAAGAATACAGTTGCTTCAGGTCGAGATGACACCAGCGGTGGTAATTCGGTAATCCATGGTGTTGTTGGTCTGTATATTGCTCACATGTTAGCGAATGCTGGCTCCCTTGACCCCGCGTCACGTGATTCCTTGCCACATTTCCTCGAACGGACAGGCTATAGAGCCGCTGTCGCGAGTGACGATGGAATATACATGATGCGGCGATCATGGACACACCACCTTGGCCACACCGTTCCTTTTCGATTGCCTACTGTGCTTGACTGGACTCTGCATGGACTCTCTGCAGAGATCAATGTCCGCACTTGTTCTTATGACATCGAATTTTGTTCTGGACGGTTCTGGCCCACTGACCATGGTAGTGTCTATGCTGTCAAGCCTGGCCGGCTCTTGCCCAAATTGGGGTTTTATATCAACATTGCACCTATGCATCTTCCTGCCACCCATCGTGCTACATTGTTGCAGGTCCGCCGTGATTATTCATTTCTTCCTCCTGTTCTTTCTATTGTAGAAAGACAGCTTTCTTTGCTACAGGTACCACGTCAAAGCCGCCATCTTGGTCGTGTGACTAGTTACCTTGTGCACACGTCTCCTAGTTCACCGCGTCATTCCGCGGTGTCTGCTACGTGGGAAATGTTGGATCATCTTTACGGTTGGACCTCTCACGTTCAGGACCAGTTGGAGTCTCTGCTGTCCCAAGTAACAGCGTTGCCTTCTTTTATTCAATTTGCCCATATTGAAAACATGGTCCGGCGTGATACTGTGGTTCCAGGTGTTGCCCCTTCTGGTGTTGCTAGTGTGTTTGTTCTCCTTCCTCGTCTGTTTGCCGCTCTATTCTTCATCACCATCATAGTTGTTGGTGTCGTTATGGAAGCAGCCGAGTTTGGGATGAGCCGTCTTGTTGGTTCTGTTGAGCGGTTTGTGTCACATCCATTTGTCAGCTCCCACTATAGATTTCAATCCGAGTGGTCTGTTTTCAACAAGTATGCCTTTGTTATGGCTCAGTGTTTAACTGAGGTATTACTTGAAGAGCTGTACAAGAGGTGGGGGTTTCGTGGGTTTCCGATCGGTTGGTATTCTTTGGTTATTGGAGAAAATGTTCTTAAGTACATGTCAGGCATAACTTACGGGATTCTTTACTCTACAGTTCTTCATTGTTACTGTTATGGTTTAGATTTCCTGACTGCGGTTACGGTGCACTTTGTCTATAATGTCATCATGATCCAGTTGCATGTCCAATACCTTTCCAACTCGGTTGAAGGCTAGCCGGGTTCGCCCGGCCTGCGCGTCCAGAGCTACTATCTCGTAGTAAGTGAACTTGAAA